GATGAGAACTGTCCAACAGGCGGTAATGCAGAACTATTCTGGGATGGTGGGTTCGGTAGTGGAGGAAGCACACCAGGAGCTTTCGCAGCGATTAACATTACCAAGAGTAAAGTTACTATTAGAGGATTAACCATCTATTGTACTAGTATTGATTACCCAGTAGGTATACAAAACATGACTAGTGCAAACAGCCACTTACTGATTGAGGATTGTATGATAAGAATTAATGGTACGATGACAGGTAGTGCAATAAAAATGACTACAGCAACCAGTTATAGCACTTTCCGTAATCTTCACCTGACTGGTGGAGTAGGAGCAACTGCTGGAATGAATCAGGGAATCATGGGGCAGGTCAGCCATAGTCTTGTTAAAGACATTATTATTGATACTACAGAAGGTGCAGCCATCGTTAGTGACAGCCTTAACACATTATGGGAGAATATTTATGTAATGCCCGGGTGTGCTACAGGACTCACTATTACTAACACCACTAATGTTGTGTTGAACTCTTTTGTTCTCGCAGCAGGAACTAAGTTACCGGGTCATAACGCCCGTAATGTTAACGTCAAGTTAGCGGTTGATTAAAACATCTCCTTATCATGGGAATATTCAGTTTTTTACGAGCAGACAAGAAGGAAGAGTCAAAGATAGGTAGTAGTACAGCGCCTGCGTATCAGGAACCGCCGCAGGATGATGAGTTCAAGGCTTACATTCCTAATTTTCTTTACAAGCCACCCTTCGGGTATCCCCTCAATAAGAATGTTCTACACTTGAAGGCGCTTGCAAAGAACCCGTTTATTTATTCTGTGATTCGTACATTGAAGGATGAGGCGTCGACTAGTAAGTGGGAGATT